AAAGTAATGCGAGAGTATAAAGAAGGAACACTACACAGTGGTAAAGGTGGTCCTGTTGTTAAATCTCGTAAGCAAGCAGTTGCCATTGCTTTGTCCGAAGCTGGTATGACTAAACCTAAGAAGAAGAAATGAAAGATTCTAGGCTAGAAAAAGCTGGTGTATCTGGTTACAACAAACCTAAACGTACACCTTCGCATCCTACTAAAAGTCATGTCGTTGTTGCTAAAGAAGGTGATCAGATAAAGACTATCAGGTTTGGTCAACAAGGTGTTTCAGGCTCTCCAGAAGGTTCTGCTAGGAATAAATCATTTAAGGCTCGTCATGCAAAGAACATCGCTAAAGGTAAGATGTCCGCTGCATACTGGGCTGATAAGGTGAAATGGTAATGGCTACTTACTTAGACTGTGTTAATGGCGTTCTCTTGCGTATGCGAGAGAGTACTGTATCGACAGTGATACAGTCTGACTATTCGTACCTTATCGGTGCAATGGTCAATGAAACTAAACGTGAGATCGAAGATGCTTGGAATTGGTCTATCTTACGTACAACCAAGACAATCAATACAGTTAACGGTACTCAGAATTACGCTATCACAGGTACATCATCACGGACAAGACTATTAAAGGTCTACATACCTACACTTAAGCGTGATCTTGAGCAAGCCTCACAGGATCAAATGCATGCTTGGGTGAACATGCAAGGTACAGTCACTGGTGGTCCTCAGTATTTCTCCATAGGTAATAGCAACACCAGCGATGAGATTACGTTAGATCTATGGCCTATACCTGATCAAGCGTATGCAGTTAAGGTTGACTGTGTTGTACCACAAGCTAATTTAGTTAATGATCTTGATGTTATCTATGTACCTTCAGAGTTAGTAATACAAGGTGCTTATCTACGTGCTATCAATGAACGTGGAGAAGATCAAGGTAGATTGTCTGATCAACAGAATGATCTTTATAGGAAAGCTGTAGCTACGTACATTGCTATTGAATCAGCTAGGTACGAAGATGAAATAACTTGGAACTGGGTATAATGGCTGCTCCTATTAGACCTGTTAGTCTTGTTGCTCCAGGCTTCTATGGATTAAACACTCAAGACTCTCCTATCACGTTACCTAAAGAGTTTGCTCTTAGGGCAGAGAATGCAGTGATTGACCAGTATGGTCGCATAGCTGCTCGTAAGGGTTGGGTAACTGTTAATACCACTGCTGGCTACAACAGCACAGAGCCAACACTATTACATGAAGTTGTTAAGAAAGCTGGTACTACAGAGATTGTCAGTATCGGTAACAACAGGATCTACACTGGTACAACAACACTGACTGAAGTCTACAATGGTTCAGCTACATGGACTGCTCAGTACTGGAAAGCAGTAAACTTTAATGATAATACTTACTTCTTTCAACGAGGACATAACCCACTGATCTATGACCATGTAGCTAATACATGGATGCTTGTATCAGCTCATGCAGGCTATTCAGGTACAGTACAGCTAGGTAATGAAGTATTGTCAGCTTATGGTCGTCTATGGGTAGCGGACACAACTACTGATAAAACTACGGTATGGTGGTCAGATACGCTATCTGGTATGAAATGGTCTGGAGGTGCTTCAGGCTCTGTCAGCATTGAATCAGTGCTTACTAATGGTACTGACAGTATCGTAGCTCTAGCAGGCTTTAATGGCTTCCTAGTCATATTCTGTAAGAAGACTATTATTGTTTACTCTGGTGCTGATGGTGATCCTACAGCAGATCTTAAGCTAGTTGAAGTTATTGATGGTGTTGGTTGTATTGCTAGAGATTCAGTACAGGATGTAGGCACTGATATCTTCTTCTTATCTGATACTGGTGTTCGTAGCTTAGGTAGGGTTATTCAAGAGAAGTCACCACCTTTGTTCGATATCTCTAGGAATGTCAGAGATCAATTAATACTTGACGTATTGACTAATAACGACTATGATAATATCCGTTCAGTGTATCACGAACGAGAAGCTTTTTATCTACTATCATTACCCACTAGAGGTATTACCTACTGTTTTGACCTCAAACAACGTCTACAGGATGGATCTTGTAAGGTAACTCAGTGGATGTATGCACCTAAGTCTTTACTGTCTACACGTAGTAGAGAGATGTACTTAGGTAGACCAGGATACATTGGAAGATACTACGGTAATACAGACAACGGTAGTAGCTTTAGATTCCTGTACTACACCTCTCATCTAGATGCTGGTGATTCTTCCATCATTAAGATACTGAAGAAGGTTAATACCTTAACAGTTGGTGGAGCAGGTACTAATGTATTCCTTAAGTGGACTGTAGACTACGGTACAGACTATCGTAGTGCTCTATGGACATACCCTAATGTTGTTCGCTCAGAATACAATGTATCTGAATACAACATCGCTGAGTACAACGCAGGTATTACCATTAACCCAGTACCTAAGCAGTTCCAAGGCTATGGACAAACTATTGGTGGTGCTGGTAGGGTGTTTCAATTAGGTATTGAAGCAGATATCAGTAACGATGCTTTCTCTGTTCAACAAATGGATATTTTTGTTAAAGCAGGCAGGACAATCTAATGAGTAACTATACCAAAACCACAAACTTTGCAGCTAAGGACACACTACCAACTGGTAATGCTAGTAAGATTATCAAAGGTACTGAGATTGATACTGAATACAACAACATAGCCAGTGCTATCACGTCTAAAGCTGATGTTGCTTCCCCTACTTTTACAGGTACAGTGACACTACCTACTGGTGGTGTTGTGTACGATGACGGGACTTACTAATCATGGCGCTACCCGCACTTCCTTCTGGTTGGTCTAGCTATACACCTCAACAAAAGATTTCTTGGTTTAACGCCAATGGAACAACAGTTGATGAACTACTAGGTGCCGGAGTACCTCAGTCTGATATTACCTGGATGTTGGGTAATGGTTATGCTCCTCCAGCTCCTGCCCCTGCTCCAGCTCCAACACCAGCTCCTGCGCCTATTCAGCAAGAGAATGTTTATACACAGACTGCTGAGCCTGTGTATCAAGAGCCTGTATATACACCTCCTGCTTCCACACCAGCACCAACAACATACAGTTTGTTCGGACTAACATGGGACCCTGCAGCATCGTTATCAACTAAGCAAGGATACATCGATACATTGCTTAGTCAAGGACGTACACCAACAGAGATCCGTAACGCTATCAAGGCTATTCAGCCTTCAGTGTCTAATCAAGAGTTTAGTCTACTAGGTGTATCTCCGTTGATGACAGACCAAGCTATCATGAATAGCTACATGGTTCCTCAGAATACGTTAGATTCTGTTGTCAACAACCTTGTTAATAACTTAAATACTAGCGGACAAACCATTGCTCAAACAGCTAAGACTTATGGTTTAACTGCTGAGGATTTGTCAGGCCTTACTGGTTTACCTGTCTCACAGGTTAATCAATTCTTCTTAAATGCTGGTCTACCACAAGGCACGCTACTTACTGGATCACTAAGCCCTACAACAGGTACTAATCAAAACATTGTTCAGTTAGGTACTGGTGAAGATAGGGTTATTGAAAAAGCTATTGGTGTTCAAGGCGATAAGATTGTTGTTCAGCAGTACGATGCCTATGGTCAACCTACGGGTACTCGTCTTGCTAGTCCGAATACATCAGAAGGTAAAGGATGGTTACAAGCTCTAGGTATTGTTGGTGGTGCTTTATTAGGTAGTAGTTTATTAGGTGGAGAGGCAGCAGCCACTGGAGGTGCTACTACTACTGGTGGTTTGCTTAGTGGTGGGGCGGAATCGTTAGCTGCAACAGCATCTGGATTACCTGCATCGACATTAGCTACATTAGAAGCAATTGGAACAACAGCGTTGCCTGAAATTATCAGTAATACTGGATCATTATTATCTTCAACACTACTACCACCAATAGTACCTCCAGTAACAACACCTCCTGCAGTGCCTCCAGTAACAACACCTCCTGCAGTGCCTCCAGTAACAACACCTCCTGCAGTGCCTCCAGTAACAACACCAATCCCTACTAATCTACTAACAACACTAACTGGATTGCCAGCTGCTTTAACAAGTACATTAGGGAATATTGCTTCATCGTTGTTCGGTGATCTAACAAATACAAGTGCTCAGAATGTTTTAGGTGGTTTGGTTAGTTCTGGTGCTAATTTAGCTATGGTTCAGGATGCTGCCGATAAATTACGTCAGCAAGGTCAGCTAACACAAACTGAGTACACTAACTTAGCTAACCGTCTTGGTGGTCAATACAATACATTAGCTACACAAGCATCGAACATGGTAGGAGAGTTTACACCCTTTGGTGTTACTGGCTCATTGTTCGGTACTACGTACAATCCTGCTACAGGTACTGTTAACACAGTCTTGACTGAAGATGCTAGAGCAATGTATAATCCATTTGCTCAGGTAGCTATGCAGTCTGCACAGGCTGCTAACATGACTAACGTAGATCAGTTAACAAGGGATTACTACAATAAACTATCTGCATTGTCTGCACCAGAGATTGAACGTCAACGATTAGCTACAGAGGCTAGGTTACGTGCTCAAGGAAGATTGGGTGTAAGTGGTTCAGCTTTTGGTGGTTCTTCACCAGAGTTGTTAGCTCAAGAACAAGCCATAGCACAACAGCAACTACAGCGTGAACTACAGTCTAGACAGGCTGCATTGGGTGAACGTGGTACGTTGATTGGTCAAGGTGCAGCAGCATTGGCACCTATCCAGAATCTAACTCAACAACAGCTACAACAGGCTCAGTTGTCCGGTCAGTTAGGTCAGCAAGCACTACAAGGTAACGTTGCTCAAACACAAGCTTTCCTACAACCTTCTTTGGCTGGTCTACAAGCACAAGGTAACCTTCAAAGCCTTGGATTAGCTGGTAACTTACAAGCTCAACAAGAGGCTTTAGCAGGCTTGTTAGGAGCTAGACAGAATGTAGCTAATCAGGTGTTAGGTAATACAGGTGCTGTTGGTGGTATGTTCGGTAATCTACTTGGTGGTTTACTGAATACACCAACATCAGGTTATGATCAAGCTACCTTAAATGCGTTAGCTCAATCAGGTGCTGGTGTTGGCTACAACGGTTTTTCGATCTAAGGAACAATAATGGCACAGCAACAAAGTCTATTTGGTCCAAGCATCTATGATGTACAACAACAGCAGATGCAACAGGATCAAGCTAATGCAATAGCACAAGCTAGATTAACACCATACCAGAGTATCAGGGCTGGTATGGGTATGGCAGGTACACAGGCTGGTAGAGCTATTGGTGGTTTGTTCGGTGTAGAAGATCCTAAACTGAAAGAAGCTGCAGCTAGACAGGAATTAAAGAATGCTATCTCAGCACAATGGGATGGTGAAGATCCTGCTGAAGCTTACAAGATTATGGCTAGAGAGGCTACTAGGCTTGGTCTAACACAGGAAGCTATCGCTGCTGCTGCACAGGTTAAGGCTGCTGAAGAGTCTAGGACGATGGGTGAGCTTAAGCGTGGTTTGTTAGAGGCTCAGATTGGTAAAACAGG